GGATATGTTATACTTATAACTTGTGGAAGGGTTGGTATGTATAAGTAAAATTGTAGAGTGTGTTGACAGCGGATTTGTTATCCCTTATACTGGGCTGACCTGAATAACAGGTAAGATAGATAGAGAGAGAAAAGAAAGGCAGGTAAGTTAGAATGGCTAACTATTCAGTTCCTGGGGCAGACGAGTTTAGTGGAGTGGAAGACCGAAAGGCACTTCCAGGAAACGAAGACTATCGTGCCAAGATCATTGAGATCAAGCAGCAGGCAAAGCCAAACTTTGAGGGGAAGATCATTGATGTCTTCACCATTAAGTTTGACATCCTTTCATTCGCTGACGGTGCTCCGATTGAGGACATTGACGGCAATAAGGTTGAGTCACGCTGGATCTGGAAGGATGTTGATCCAACCCGCATGGGGTTCAAGCAGGATGGCACGGCAAGCATTGCTCGCCAGTTCTTCCTCGCAGCAAATGGCATTGCGGATCTCAACTCCAAGATTCCTTCAGGAGATACGGAGGAGTTGGTCGGTCGTGAGGTTCGCCTCTCGCTAATCGTCTACTTGGGAAAGAACGACGGCAAGCAGAAGAACCGTGTCGTTGCGATTAAGCCACTTGGCGGTCGCCGAAGCGGAGCGTCTGCGGAGATTAGCCAGTCTCCAACAAACACCTCACCGACGATTGACCCAGCGTATGCTGCGGCTGTCGCCTCTCTGGTGAACGGTGACTGATTGGTCTGAACTCAGTCTAGACGACGAGCAAGTAATCATTGCTGTCGTTGCTGAGGAAGATGAAGGGCGGCGCTCGTCCAAGGAATCCCCAGTGGAGGAATTGGACGAGCAGCCAGTCGTCAAAGTTAAGCAGTGTGATTGCGTAGCCTGTGACTGGAATCTAGAAGTAGATTGCGCATGGGAATGCACGAACAACTGCAGTAACGAGGATTGCGATGGAGATTGTTAAGCATGAGCGAAAACTTAAAGTTCGGCAACTCGGCGACGGTCCCGCTTGTTCGGTCTGCGGAGACAACACCTACGTCCTTGCCAAAAGTCGTGGTGACGGATCATGGGCATGGTGTCCCCGCGTCACTTGCGGAAGTCCGACGACTGTTGGGCGATTTGAAGATCTTGATGCCGCTTACCGACGAACAGAAGAAGCGCTTGGCTTATCTCTCGGATATGGCATCTCGTATTCGGACGAGGGTGACGAGCGGGAAGGCGACGATAGCGGATCTTCATAAAGCCGCGAGAGAAGCGGACGGAGAACAGATGTTCGTGAAAGACTTCGTGAACGTTGTCTTCAACGGATACATCAAGGTCAGGGATTCAAAGCGCAGTTACATTAACGGAAAGACATACGATGGTCATATCACCAAGCAGTATTGTCTCGGGTTCGCAAAGGACTGGGATCCTCTTGGCAAGGTAGACCCGATTGATTTCGTGTGGGCGCTGTCCGTTGAGGCAGAAGGTCACAAGAACTATGTCGCGCAAGAAGAAGCAATGGATCAGATTTTCAGGTACGCTAAGGGCATCCGACCAACTCCGACAACCGAAGTGGATGGATACCCAGAGACGCACACATTCCGTTGGTAGAGAAAGAGAGGCACTAGATGTCCGTAGACTTTTCATTTAAGAGCGGGAAGATCGTTTCCGTTCGGGCGGAGATCCTGAAGGAGCGCATGACTGCAACTACTGAAGATGGTGCTTCTGTGGATTACTATGTCGTTCGCATCGCAGGGTCAAAAGATCCAGTCGTTGTAAACACAGATCAGGTCAAGGGATACGAAACTCCGCAGTATCGGGTGCGATCCCTTGACGTTGCTCAAACAGCTACGACGATTGGAAACAATATCCGAAAGTACCGAAAGACAGCAAATGTATCGCAGAAGCAGATTGCAGATTCTCTTGGAATCACTCAGGCAGCGTTGAGTTTGTGGGAGCATGGGCGAACTACGCCACGCTCTAACATGATCCCAGCCCTGCTTGAGATTCTGAACATCTCCATTGAAGACCTCTATGGAGAGGACGAGCAGGCTCCGCGATACAAGCGCAGGGAGATCTAGCATGACTGAGCAGACTGAGCGAGAGAAAGATCTGCACGAGCAGTATGCTGGTACAGTTATCATGGAGGACTTCCGTGAGGCGCTGATCGGCTTCGGTAGCCACTTTACGGCAACCCACGGTCACCAGAATGTGGCAATCTACGACCGTGACAAGATCATAGATATGCTTGAGCAGGAGTTCCGCGAGAGTGCAAAAGACTCGTTCCCCTTTGATGGGGTGGATCGGGACTTCCGATTGGAGGCAGAGGAATACTTTGACTTCAATGTTGCTGGGGCATATGCAGCAAAGGATGGTGCATGTATGCCAGTATTCGTAGAGAAGATTGATACTCCGTCATGGCAAGGGTTCAGCGACTAATGAGGTTCTTGCTGAGTTCGCTGCTGACGGCGATCTTCGTAGTGGCGTTGTCCAATACGCTACCGAGACCGCTTGCTCCAGCACCGACTCCAGAACCTACTCCAACTCAAGAAACAGAAGTCACCATGAAAGATGTAGTAATGCTCAAGGGTCTTGCTACGCACTATGATGCGTCTAAGAACAATGCGTGGTACACACGAGAGGGGGGAGGTCCAGCACGAAATCAGGACGAAGGTCCATACTATTTCTATGGTGCGGCTGGTCCTGAACTTCGGCTACATCACAACTTCAGGTTCGCAATGAAGCCATATCCAGTTCTCGTCACCTCGCTTCTAACAGAACGCAGTGTGTTGGTATGGGTAGTGGATTATTGTGAGTGCGAGGGGCGCAGGGTCAAGGGAGACGAGCGCCTTATTGACCTCGCGCCAGAGGTGTGGGACGCACTGGGCGTTCCTAGGAGTCGTGGGGTTATGAAGATCACTCTGGCGATTCTGGATAAGATGGAGGATCCACGATGAATTTTTGGTATGCATGGCTAGTTATTATTTGGCTATTCCAGAGCATCGGCTTTGCTAGGGCATACATGCAGCACAAGGAAGGAGAATCTTTGGCTGCAAGGAACACCGCTCTGGTGATTCATATTGTAACATTGGCCGCTCTAATTAATATAAAATAATATGCCAACATACGAATACATCTGCAAGAAGTGCGACCTGATCATAGAGCAGGAGCACTCAATGAGCGTCGTAAAAGAAGTCCGTTGTCCAGACGACAACACAAAAATGAAGCGCATCTTCTCTGTACCTGCAGTTAGGTACAAGGGCGAAGGGTGGGCAAAGAAAGACCGAAGGAGGGATTAATGAGCGTACTGTGGTCGTTCCTGATTGGTGGGGTTGTTGGCGCAGTGTTTGCCTTTGCGAAGGCTCCAGCACCAGCACCACAGAACTTTGAGGGCGTGGCTGGGATCGTCGGCATCTTCGCTGGCTGGTTCCTACTCGCAAAGGTCATCGGCTATGGTGGCTGACCCACGATACGGCGAAGGGTACTTTGAGCGAGCCGAAGGCTCCAACTACCTCAACTACTCCGATGACCCACGCTGGGTTCCTATCGTTGAGCAGATTGAGTATCCCCACGCCAACCGTGGATTGACTATCCTTGATGTCGGCGCAGCAAAGGGATGGTTCGTGCACCATGCCAATGTTCGTGGACACGAGGCACTCGGGATAGACATCAGCGAGTATGCTGTAAAGAACTGTGCGCCCTTTGCAAAAGGTGCGCTCATCTGCGCAGATGCCGCTGATGGCTTGCCGTATACGACAGGGATGTTTGATGTTGTCGCATCATGGGAGTTCTTTGAGCACATTGACGAGTACAAGATTCCAGGAATCCTCAGTGAAATGCTGCGGGTCCTAAAGGACAGCGGCGAACTCTGGATGAGGATCGCCCTCTCCGACGGTGCTTCCGCGCACGATGATGTGGACGCTACCCATGTGACGATGCGTACCCGTGAGTGGTGGGAGAAGAAGATCGCAGAACTACACCCAGAGTTGCTGCCAATCCAACGCAGCGAAGCAGCAATGGACGAGGCGTTTGACGGGACAGATTGGGTCGGTCGCTTCTTTATCTACAGGAAACACAAAACTGCCCCCCTCAAGCACGAAGCCTGAGAGGGGCGAGGTTTGTGTTTTAATTAGATCTTGAACTGATTGTCGTCGTCTACTTCTGCAGCCTTATCCTTTTCCTTAATCCCGAACTGTGTGTTCTTCGGATCGAGGAACTTGATAAGAATCTGGAGACCAGAGGCGAGACCAGCCGAGATAATGGTTCGGAAGTCGCCACCGCTAATGTCAAGCAGCGGAATACCGAGACCAAGGGCAACTGAAATGCTGACCGTGATGAAGGTGCGGACAAACTCCACAAGAGCCTCATCAACGCCAGTGTTATCAATCACCCAACGGATACCATTCTTAATGTCCTGATACATTCAATACTCCTACTTTACTTCTACAATGACGACGTGCTTGTGTGGAAGAGCCTTGTCCTTGCCAGCGACCCTCTTGGAGTCTGCGATAGCCTTCAACTGCGCTTCCGTCACCTTCACGGCAAACTGTTCCTTGCCCTTGCCTGAGCGAGTCGGGCATGCCCACTGCCAGCCTTCCACCGCATCAAAGCCAGCCGCAGTCATGTGACCGTAGCCTTCCTTGATGTGTGATGGACCAGACTTCTTCCAGTAGGTCTCCCACTTCTTGTGCCACTGTGAGATCTCCACATCTGGATATCCAACAGCCTGCTGTACCCAGACAATCAGCGCAGCACCGCGAGCGGCGGATGCTACGACATCATCCCAAGACTTTGCAGGTCGGGCGGTTGCACCAAGTTGCTTGACCGTCTTAACGAGGTCGCCAAGAGAAGATCCGTTGTCGGATACGCCCTGCTTCTCAACAAAGCCAGTAGCGCGCTCCTTCGCCTTGATGCCGTCTCCAGCACTTGGGTCCAACTTGTACTTGGTTGCCCAAGCAACAGCGGCAGCGGCACTAGAAGGACCGCAGTCGTCAAGAATGCCGCCCTTTTCAACGTGGTCGAGTTGTGACTTGACCTTAAACTTCATGAGTCTCTCCTATTCCTTGATGCGAAGGGGCATCGTAAGACCCCAGATGAGTGTCAGGAACAACAGAGTCGCGCCAACAAAGTCGCGGGTTGCTCCATCGGGCAGAACTGCCCATGCAATAGCAAGACCAAAAACAGTCCAGCCAGTTGCTACGATTTCATTAATAATCTTCTTAATCATTGACGGCTCCTCTTTGTTGATCCACTACTTCTTGCATCACCGACAGGCGCTCCGCCACCGCTTGAAGGCGTTGGGGTTGGTGCGCTTGGAGGTGTTGGTCGTGCAGCAATAGCCATCGAGACAGCCGCTTGAGCGACTTGCGTTACGATAATCGCTGATACAATTGGTGCTTGGACTTCTTCTCTTTCCTCTTCGGAAAGGTCAGCGCCAAGATTTGTGACAGTTTCTAAAGCCTCTCCGAATGTTTCACCGATAGCCTCAAATGTTTCTCCGATAGCCTCTGCCACAGCCTCAACTGCCTCTCCTACTTCGCCTAGATCTGGCAAATCGGATTCGGGTTCAGGATCAGGTACATCAGTGGGATCAGGAGATACCACAGGAGACTCTTCAGGCTCCTCTGTTTCTTCGGGCGACGGTTCGGGTTCGGTAGACGGCTCTGGCTCTGGTTCTGGTTCAATTGACGGCTCCTCGCTTGGTTCTGCCGTTGGCTCTGGCTCAGGCTCAGGATCAGGAGTCGGCTCTACAGTCGGCTCTGGTTCTGGCTCAGGCGTGGGCTCAGGAGTAGGTGGCAGTGTTGGCTCTGGCGTGGGCTCAGGCGTAGGCTCAGGAGTCGGCTCAGGAGTCGGTGTCGGCTCAGGAGTTGGCTCTGGTGTTGGCTCTGGTGTCGGCTCAGGAGTCGGTGTTGTTTCTGGGGTTGGTTCAGGAGTCGGCTCTGGAGTTGTCGGAGGTCCGACAATCCAAGACGTATTCGTAATCGTAAGCGTCCCTACGCCACAGCAGGAGTCTGTGGAAAGAATTCTAAAACCGAACAGACCCCCAGCGGCGATGTATCCAGCAGAACTTCCACTTCCAGTCTGTGCATTTCCTTCAACGAGGTTGTACCACTCGCCGTTCCAGAGGACCTGAGGCTTATCAAAATAAGCCCCGTCAGTCGTGAAATAAGACCAGTCAAAAGTGACTGTCTCACCGACCGAAGAGTCGGTGGTGATTTGCGTTAAAGTATTCTGCAAAGGCTGCCCTGGCAACGGGTTATTCGACCCGTTGATTACAACAGAGCCTTCTTCCAGCGTGATTGTGCCATTGGCATCAACCTGCTGATCCCAGGTATCCGCATCTTCCAGTCCCTTGACTGGGTTGGCGGAAAATAGTGCCGCAGTAAACGCGGCGGTAAAGATAATAGTGGTTACTATAGTAACTCTGAGTTGGTTCATATAACCTCCTCAGGGTGTATTTTAGGGATTAAATTTCCTGTACATCCAGTATTGCAACTTAAGTTTAGATTTCATTTCTTCTGGAATTTCTATATCCCCAAGACGAGATGAGTGATCAATAAAGCAATTGTCTGCAGGGTGTTCGGTATTAGGTATCACATCAAATCTTGAACCAATAGGTGTATTTTCTACATCTGCATTAGCGCAATACACATGCATTAGACCGTTAGCTGAAGGGTAATCTGGTTCAAATGTAACCCACCAAGTAATATTCGGCTCATCCAATGGCATTATTTACCCTGCCCTGCAAGCCAGGCGGTTATGCCGCCTAGTCCGCTTACGCCCAGAAGGGCGATCACGAATTTGGCAAGGCGATATGCTCCGCGAGTCTCAGCCATTTCTAGTTTGATGTCTGCAAGTTCACTCTCGATACGGTCAAGCCGCTCAAGGATCAGATCTACTTGACCTCTGGTCATGACTTTTCCTCCTTGCCCCACTTGCCCACAGGACATTCCGAATGTGGGAGCGAGCCTTTAAGCCGCATGAAGCAGCCGCATTTCTTACACTGCTTCGACAGTTTTATAAAGAACTCACAGTCCTTGCAGATTGCGAGGCGTTGCTCTAGCACCTCGTCAGATACTCGACCAATGTTTGGATTGAGCAAATCCCATGGCTTAGAGGACATGTTAGTCCTCCTTGTGCTTACCGCACTTGCACTTCTTGCCAGACTCTGGCTTAGCCTCTACTGCTGCCATGATGTCGTCAGAGAGCGGGGCAAACCGAGACTCAATAGCATCTAGGCGCGCAAGGATGGAGCGCAATTTGTTGTCGATTTTTGTCAACGCTTCGTCCATCCCAGCGGCAATCTCAGCGACTTGCTGAGTGCTATCTCCACATCCGCTTGCTGCTGGGTTTTCATCCTGCGGTGATCCGACAAGTGAATTTGGATCTTCTTTGATGGCGGCAAGTTCTTCGTCACTTAGCGCTAGACCAGCATCAATCTTGTACGTCTTATCAAGACCAAGACGTTCCTCTAGCCATATACGCTGACCCTCTTCCCACCCAATGTCTGATCCCACCATTTTCTTTCCTTGAAAAAAGAAGTAGGCGGGCCAGCTCTCAACATTTGCGGCTTTGGCAATCTCTGGATTTACATCAACGTTTACGTTGACTACTTCAACGCCAAACTTGGTGTACTTCCTAGATAGAGCCTCGATGTAGGGCTTTGCCCTTGTGCAAAATACGCAGTTGTCTGAGCTAAAAAAGTATACAACTGCTTTTCCAGAGTTATCGCTGAGCATGGATTCCCAGACATTAAGCGCCGTTGGCTTCTTTGTACGAGCCATATCTTTACTCTCCTATCCAATTATAATTCCAACACTATCGCCACCAAGCGGCTCATAGGTTAGATTAAAGTTATCTACTGTGTTGCCAGAACCAGGGCTTGCAGATCCGAGAGCGCCGACAACGATCCCGTGACCAACAGCATTTTGCCAGTCTGTCTGACCAGAGCTGACAACAGTGCTATCGTACACTGAAGTTGTGCCAGTTCCGTCTGTATACCCAAGAACTCGGTACGTTGCACCGCTAGTAATAACTCTTATATTGCTAAAATATCCGCTACTGCTTCCTAGGTCTGCGTAGAAGGAGTTTAAAACATTGGTTGCAGTTCCGTTAACAACTCGGTCTACTCTTACATAATACTCGTAGTCGTAGTTCGTACTTGTACTGGAGCCGCAGATATTGCAGCTTGTACCGCTTGCTGGAGCGTTAAGAGTTTCAGTGCAACCGCTACAGACCGCTGTACAGTTCCTGTTAGAACGACCAGTACTACCACAACTTCCACCGCATAGCACAGAAGTATACCCGCAAATTCTTGTTCCACAAGATCGGTTAGTACTTGTTACCGTGCAACTTGTGACACAGTTAGTTGTACCAGCATTAGTGTTTCCGCACGAGTTTGTGCTAATGCAATTTAAATTTCTACTTGTTCGGTTAACGCAGCCTCCTCCGCATGAAGCATATGCATATTGAAGAAAGCTTCCATTGCCGCTATTTGCGCAGCTATGACCTGAAACGCTGCAAGAACCAGCAGAGCACGCACCGCATCCACTGAAAGAAGTTTGGAGTGCAGTACTGCTTGACTTGCTACATCCTGTGTAGCCAGAGACATTGCAGCCACCGAACGAACAGTCCGTGCAGCTATTGCAGTTCGTTGTTTGGCTTGCAATATATCGGTTCGACCTAAGCCAAGCCATCCAAAAGTTTGTAGAGTCCTTTACCCAAAACGCTATCCCTGGTCCATTTCCGTTATCTGTAGAAATAAGGATGTTAGCGTCTGGCTGCTCATTCCTGACCCAAGCTGCAGATGCAGTAGTGCCATCATTGAGGGCAGTATTTGAACTGATCTGCCAATCTACTGCGTTTTGCCAAGCAAGAACAGCGCCAGTTTCCGTCGACCCTAGCGTGCCGACAGACGTATTGGCACGAGTAAACGTATCAGAAACTGTAATAGGCATTAGTAGGTAGCCTCCACTGTTACGGAGAGATCAGCGCCAGATGTACCAGCGCTTACAATTTCAACTTGTAGAATGTCGCCAACGGCAAGTGAAGTTACGGTTGACAGGGAAGTAGTAACTACTGCATTCCCAACAGTTCCGCTTGTGTTACCGTTTGTTGAGTCGTTCTTAACGAGTCGGTATGTCACGCCAGACCCACCACCAGCGTACGCCCTAGCATTTACAAGGGTGCAGGCAATTGGCGAGATAAACCTCGGCTGCTTTACGCCAACACTAAGCGCTCCAGCAATGTGGAACGAGATAGGCATCTGTAGAGCGTCGATCTTAGCCTTGTCTGCTGCGCTCATCGACCCAGCGGCTGATGTAGTTGCAGCAGCGATAGTCAAAACGTTGGATGCAAGATCTAGTGGTGCGCTAGCAGTAATTGAACTAGACCCAGTGAACTGCGTATAGGTCACATTATCTGTGCCGATCTTGATCGCACCGACTGGGTTCGTTGACGTACCAGTCGCAGTCATCACGAAACCGTCATTTGTATTGGCTGTCCCGTTGAGAACGAATACTGAATCTCCAGCATTCAGCTCACCAGCAGGGCTGTTGTTGGCATCGTCCGTTCGGGTAAGAACCCACGGGGTACTGCCGTTCCCAACGGTTGTAACCTTGTAGATACCGTTATGGATCTGGTTTGTCTGGTCCTTGACCAAGATTCGGTCATTCAGCGCTGCTGAATATCCGTCGATGCTAATTGCACCGTTGGAAGATGCTGTGAGAATCGCTCCTATTCCCAAACCGCCACTTGCGTCTGCGGTTCCATCTGTATAGGTAGCAGATAGGTTTGTAGTCGTTGCAGCCTTCACAGCCTCGTGCGCGTGGATTCCAGCAGAAATGTCATCGGCATATTGCTTGGTGACAGCGTGCATGGCTGAGGTTGGGTTAGCGCCGAGAGTGATCTGGTTAATAGCAGTATCGCCGCTCGAATTTCGGAGCACAATCGTGCTCGCGGTTGCCGATGCTGTTGCGGTCGTCTGGTTGTTCAGGACCGTCAATGTGTTGCTATTTCCGTCGATCGTCTTATTGGTAATCGTCTGAGTCTCAGAGAGACCAGTAACAGTTGTTACGCCGTGGGTAGACGTATCACCTTCATGAGTTGTAAGCGCAGATGCCGCAGTAGCCTCAGCAGCAGACTGTGCATTGTTAGCCTTCGTAGTGACCTCGCTGGGAGTGTCAAAGGCATATGGCAATGTTGACCATGTGCTAGTGCCATCGCCAATTTTGATCTTGTCATTCGTAGTGTCAAGACCCATCTCCCCGTCGTTTAGAACAGGGTTCACTGACGACCAGTTAGCAGACGTATCTCGTCGTAGTTTTATAATGTTAGGCATAGGCTACTTGAACTCCTTCTTTGACCACCATTGCACTTTGTAGGAATTAAACATCCTAGTAATATGCTTTGAGTTCACCTTGTCTGCTTCTTTAATCTCGGCTTCTCCGCCAATTTTCATCTCCCATGAATCTCGCTTAAATGGGATAACTTGAACCATTGGGGTTCCTGCTGGGATTAAACCAGTGAAATTAGGATTTATTAACGTGAACGGAAAATTTATTTCTTGAGTATATGCATCTGTGTCAACAACACCAGGTAGACATGTAAAATATCCATTTGGGTTATGCATAGGAGAAGTAATGAGCACAGAGTAACCTGGAGGAGTTTTAATTAACCATGGGTTGCTGAACTTAGGAATGTCTTTATTGCCCACAACTGACGGATGTTTTGGCGCTTGACCGTTAGCGTGGGTAGTAATTTTAAATCCAGGTCCTCGTGTCGTGTAAATTTGATCATGGTCATTTTCTGGGATCTCTACCCAAATATCCGATGGTGTAACTAGTATGTATCCAGCAGTCATTACGTCTAATACTGGCACACACTTTTTGATAGTTGCGTTCGGGTCTCCATTTGGGTAGACTTTCTTTTCAAAAATCACAGATTCTTTGCTGTTCCCAAATCCTCCATATGAGTGCATTTTTGTAAACCACTCTGGAAGATTTTGGCTGGCTGGTCTAGGGTAAAACTCTTCTGGAACATCATACCTTGAGGTAAATGTGATGTTTTTCATTACTAGGCTCCTCCGCCATCAAGCGTAATATTGTCGAGAGCAGCCCAAGATGGGTCAGTCCCGTTTGTGGTAAGAAACTTACCATTGTGGCTTGTCTGAACTGGGAGCAGGGCATTGATTGCCTCTGCTGCTGTGTCGTGACCAGTGCCTCCATAAGAGATTCCAATTACTGTCCCGTTCCATGTGCCAGTACTAATTGTACCAACAGATGTAAGAGAAGAATTAACAACCGAGCTTTCTAGGGTTGAGCTAGACAAAACACTCGTGTTATTAATTTTATAAGAAGAACCAAGTGGAAGGTCTACTCCGCTTGGAGTTACGATTAGTGCATCGTCGGTGGAACTTCCGCCGTTTGGAGTTACCTGAATAACGGCTTTTGTTCCCCTGTTAGTATCTGTGTGATTTTCAGTTGCTGAGAAGAGTATTCTTCCGCTAGAAACATTAGGAAACGAAGTTTCTCCATATCCACGGACTGAAAGTTCTCCTAGATTGTCGCCAGACTGAACGGCGGTAGGAGAAGCAGCGGTTCCGCGACTCCTGCGTGTTGAGTAAGCACCGTAAACATCAGTTCCGTGAGCGTCAAGAACAGTTCTTGTGATTAGACTGTCTTGATTAACTGCATGAAGTTGAGTTCCTTCTGAAGAGTCAATACTAATAGGGGTTGCAGCATTGTTGTCAATGGTCGCAACACCAGTAATCTTAGGGTCTGGGAACGTGTTAGCGTTTACCCAGTTTGTTCCGTCATACTTAAGGTAGTTATTAGAGGCTGGGCTTGCAATGAGAACGTTATGGAGTTCTTGTAGTTCAAAGCCATTTTGAATCATTACAAAGATTTCGCCATTGGCAGAAACCTTTGGAACATAGCCAACTAATACAGCGTGGTCTGGCGCGGGTGGTCGTGTACCAGTAAATGCGCCAGCGGTAGTAACCGAAAGCCAGATTGCTTGACCAGCAGTGAATCCTTCGGTATTAACGTTCTTTAACAGCCCAGAAAGCGTTACATATCCGCTTTCATTATTGACAATTGTCTGCCGAACCACACCGACTGTTTTTGATGCTGTCGTCTCTGAATTAGCCTGAGAAAGTGCAACTGTAGGTACGTTACCGCTTGCCCCGTTGATGTAAACAACTTGACCCTTAGTCAGAGTCGAGCCAGTCTCGTTCTTGACAAGAAGGCGAGTTTCATCGGCAACGTTGTCGATCCACTCAACTCCACCAGTAACAGCGCTATTAGCAGCAACAATCTGACCATCAGTACCAACTGGCAGTCGCATTGCTGTATCCGCAGCAGACCCGACAATAAGGTCGCCCTTCGCATCGATAATCGTTTCTGGGATACCAGCGCCTGGGGCAGATGTAGCCCCAAGGTCTACCCACGCACCGTTGATGCGTGAGTAGACCTTATGGTCAGTAGTGTTATAGTAAACATCCCCATCCGTCGGAGAGGACGGAGCCGAAGCGTACTTAGGGAGATTTAGTGACGCAGTAAACTTTGGCATTTAAACCTCCTTTGGTTATCAGCCGATTACTACAACTCGGTAGTCGCCAGCGACACTGCACATTACAGTGATTGCGTTAGTGGTAGTAGTTACCACATCAGCGATAACATAGTTATCTGAAGAGTCGTAGACGTTAAACGTAACGTCCTTTGTTCCAAGGCTGTGCGTAATGGTCTTGGTCTCGCCAGCAGTCCACGTTGCAGTGGTGGCATAGCGGGTCATGAATCCGAGATTCGTCTTGGCACCAGCAGCGTCGCTTGCGCCCGTACCACCGTCTGCAACGGCGATGTCAGTACCATTCCAAGTACCAGACGTGATCGTGCCTACCGAGGTCAGGCTCGAGCCAGTTACGCCGCTGCCAAGGGCAGATGCGCTAAGCACGCTTGTGCCAGCAATCTTGTATTCCTTGGCAGAAGCAAGGTCTGCATGCTCAGAGAGAGTCCATGCATCCGTAGCATCTACCCATGAAATCGTCTTATCAGTCGTACCCTTGAGCGTAATACCGCCGCCATCAGCGCCAGCATCTGTTGGGCTTGTAACAGAACCAAGTTCAATGTTCTTGTCGTCAACCGTTACGGTCGTCGAGTTTACCGTCGTGGTGGTTCCGTTGACCGTGAGGTCGCCAGAAAGCGTCAGGCTCGTACCACTTGCTACACCGATGTTCGGCGTAACAAGCGTTGGGCTGGTTGCAAAGACCAGTGCGCCGCTGCCAGTTTCATCAGAGATGACACCAGCAAGTTCTGCGGAGGTCGTTGCCGCAAAGTCGCTGAGCTTATTTGCAGTGCTTGCCTTGCTAGCAGCAAGGTCGTAAGCAGCCTTGACCGCAGCAGGCGTTGCAGCCTTGGTGGTCGAGGTGCTGGAGTAAGAGTCCTCAAGCTGAACAGCACCCTTAACACTTGTCGTGCCATCGGCAATGCTGATTGTTGGGGTGTTGCCTCCAGTTGAAGCGATTGGGGCAGTAGCGTTAACTTCAGTAACAGTTCCAGTCGCGGTTGAAAGGGCAACCCATGCGCTGCCGTTGTAGTACTTCAGATAATCTAGCGTCGAGTCGTAAACGATCTGACCGTCGACTGGTGCGCTGATTGCATTAATCTGAGTTGTCGTAAGGTTCTGAACCCGAGCGTTCTGAAGTTCGTTCTGGCTCAGGTTGATATTAGCGAGAAATCGTGTAGCCATGTGTTCTCCTTAATTCAAAAATGCCTGCCCTGAGAACGACCCAGAGAAGGTGATTGTTATCGAGTTGGCTGAAACGTATGTCACATCGCCAACAACGGTTGTTCCTGCACTATCGATAACCGTCACCGACGGGTACGATCCTAGATTGTGGAGAATAGTCCATACGGCAGATGGAACATTCTGATTGTGTACGTAGGTATTCCTATCAACGCCTGCTGGACCCTGTGGTCCAGTAGGACCTTGAGGTCCTTGTACTCCAGCATCAGCGAGAACGACATCGAAGGAGGTCTCTACCACCTCTACCGTTAGATTTTCTTCGTCGATCTCTACCACGTTTGCTGGCTGCTCGATGGTAGTATTAGTACTCATCTTGTAACCTCCGCAATGATTTCGGCATTGCCGCGAAGCAGCCTTGTTACCTCACCGCCAGCGCTTGTCAGCTCGAGGTCGTACACAGCTTTTGGCATTTCGCTCAAAGTAGCTGTAACCTCGTCTTGCGCAACAATGGTGATTGTTCCAAGCGAACCGCCAAGTGTAATCCTACCGTTTGCAGTGCTGCATTCAAGGACAACGTCCGAATCACGGACTCGCTCGCGCACTTGCATCTTGGCGGTATATCCAGTAAGATTAATTGGCGTACCAGCTGAATCCTTCCAGGTAATAACCCGTCGGAAAGTTGCGCCTTGCTCGATTATAATGTCATGCTTACCAGCAGGCATAAGCCCTCCTTAGGTTTTTATAATAAAGTTTAGTAACGTTGACTTTAATGTCCTGTTAGCACTAGTTGATGTCATATCCAAATTTGCTGTCGTTGTAGATGTTCCAAGTGCAGTAACTGAACCAGATAAAGTACCAGCAGTAACTGTATGTGTCATTGTAATATTCGTTCCACTGGAATCTTCTGGCTGTGTTGTTATGTCAGCAGGAGCGTTAAATGTATGAGTATGACCAATTAGAGAAGCACTACTTCCAGTAGCGACAATGGTGACTTTTCCTTGAAAACTTGAACCGTCTCCAGTGGTACCTTCTCCTGGGTTTGCTGTATGATAGTGAGCAGCATGAGCTGCTACGCTACCTGCGCCTTGGGAAAAATCGTCAGCATGTGTATGATCCAACGTATGAGTATGAGCAAGATGAGTCGCTTCGGTCATTGTTGTATTTGGTCCAATGCTTCCGCTTGTGTTTGACCAAGTTCCAGTAGCGCTTAGACCCCCTAAAACACGATCCCTCATGTCTGGGACATTGAAATTTCCCCCCGCAGACCCACCTAGGAGCGCTCCTAAGGCTGGATAGGTGTTATAGGCGTATGAAGTGCCATCGCAGAAAAGCCAGCCCGTAGGAGCCGTTCCAGTCAGCCAACCGACCACGGAGCCTGTAGGGGCTCCAGCGATACCAGTAATGACTCCTGAGGAAATCTGTAGGTACGGCGTACTTGTCGCTGGTCGAACCACGGATTCAATCCATCGGTCTTGACCATCTACGCATGCAATTACTTGATCTCCAACAGATGGTAGCTGCAACCCTCTTGAGCGAAATCCATCGGTTGCTACGTCTGATCCAGATAGTTTTACAGTAATCTCAGAGGTTGTAGAGTTAACTACGGTAACTTCTGCAAGATAGCGGTTAATAAATGCATTCGTGCCAAGCTCTGCTTTAACAGCATCTTTGATCAGCTGAATCATGTCTGTCGTAAACGACTTATCGCCAATATCTGCCATTACAGTGCCCTCATCTTCTTGACGTTCAGAACTTGTCGGCTAGAGCGCATTGGAATATCAAAAGAATCCAGTGTATATTTCTGTTGCTGGAGACCAGTGTTCTGCTCAGTAATCTCAATAACATCGTGACCCTCAAATAAAGGGTTTACGATGGTCGGCAACTGAATCGTTTCCTCAACGACAAGATTCTTAGCCAGCTCAACTTTTGCTCGGTCGAGGCACTGCTGAGAAGTTTTAAGCGTAGTAGTTCGAATTACAAGAATCTTTGATCCAAGTTCTTGAATTGTAAGACCAGTTCCTACTCGACCGTTGTAGGTCCTCTTCAGCGGTGAAGTGTTGACATTTGTGCCAGTACCTTCAATATACTCGCCGCGAACGGCTGCTGTACCATCGGAGGTATCTCCAGTAACTACAATGTGGTTAAAGATTGTGTGAGAGGATTGAGCCTTTTGAATACCAAGCATAACAGCATTGTCACCAACTGCAAATGATGCATCTGGTGCGCTGTTTGAGGTACCAGTGTATGGTGGCAGGGTCATGTCATGGGTAACAAGGTTGCCATTGACATCAAAGTAGATATC